TCCTCCTCACCTTCCCGATCATCCGATCCTCCCACCGGATGATCTTTTTTTCGTTAAGTAGGCCCGCGACCAGCGCCAGCACCGCCAGCGATTCAAGGGCGATTCTGAGTGTTTCCATGTGGTTATGCTCCTTTCCGTCTCGGCACGCTGAAATATTGCAGCGCGGCGTGGATCTCTACGACCTTTTCCTTGCCAAAATCGCAGGACGGAAAATCCGGTCGGTTGAATAGCTGCTGTACAGTCGCAAATCCCCATCCCGTCGCCGCTACAACGTCTTTGATTGTGAGGAAATTCAAGGCCTTTGAGGTCTCCTCGATCTTCAGCAGAGTTTCCAGCAATGCCTTTGCTTTTTCCAGCTCTTCGTCCACCGTTATAAGATCAGGTGTTAGGGTCATGCTTTTCACCTCCTATCCTTGTTCCCTTTCCACTTGTGTGATATAATCAAGTCTGAAAGGGGGTGAGATTATGTATACATTCTGCTTTTGCTTTAAAGATGGCAGTAACGCAGAATTTAGCGATGTTACTCGACTGGTAACCGATGAAGGATCACTGGACGCAAAGGATTTTGAATCTGAAGTTTTTCCTCGGTTACCGTATTCTAAAACCATTAGGCTGTTTACTAAAGACGGTCAAGTGGTGGTCAGTGGATATGATGTCAAGTGGTATCAGGCTTACAGGCAGAACTAACGAGCCAGAACATCTTTAAGCACACACGCTACACCAGGCAGAGCGGCCATCTCTTCTGGTGTGGCGTGTTCTTCTGTTGCCCGCTCCACAAAAGCAAGCAACGCTTTTGCCAGTTGCAGTTCGATCTCACTACGTTTTTTCTCGTTCATGCTTTTCACCTCCTTACTTGCGACAAGCACTATTCGTCTCACTTTCGGGACGATTCGGACAAAAAAATATTTGCCTTCTCTGCCGGATCTATAATACCGACAATCTGACAAATTTTTTCGATCTGATCGGAGTCAAAGCACGTTTTGCCATTCACCTTCGCGCTGAACGTATTTCTGGATATACCAATACGGGCCGCCACTTCATTCTGCGTCATACCAGCAGCTACGATAGCACCACGCAATTTGTTTTTATTTAGCAATTTAATCACCTCCCTGTCGTCCTATTTTTGGGACGATTTTAGTATATATCTTTTTCGATTCATTGTCAACCCGTTTTTGGGACAAATTTTAAATATTTTTGTATTTTGTATTGCAATAATGGGACGAGCGTGCTATATTATAGTTAAGTTAAAGAGGTGATCTCGTTGAGCATAATATCTAATCGTATCTTAGAATCGATCAATAACTCACGCTTATCTTATGGCGAGCTATCTAAAATTACCAGAATACCTAAATCCGCTTTGCAAAGATACGCCACTGGAGAAACCGAAAAAATCCCAATTAATCGAATTGAAGAGATTGCTAAGGCCACACATGTATCTCCAAAATACTTAATGGGGTGGGATGATGAGCCGAAGGATTCGTGCGATATTCCTTCTGGATTCGAACCAATGCCGGATATGTCCTTTGTTCCACGCGTTGGCCGTATCGCTTGCGGAGAACCTATAACCGCAGAAGAAAATGTTGAATCATATGACAGCGTACCGGCAAGCTGGAAAGCGCAATTCACCCTCATATGTGTTGGTGATAGCATGCTCCCAAGGATCCAAAACGGAGACCTCGTCGCAATACATAAACAGCCGGAGGTAGAGAATGGTGAGATTGCAGCGGTAAGGATTGACGGAGAGGCTACGCTGAAGCATGTGTATCTCTATCCTGATAAAATAATCTTACAGCCAGAAAACCCCGCTTTTGAGCCTATTGTCTTGATCGAAGAAGAGATGAACCGTGTCACGATAGAGGGAAAGGCAGTCGGATTGTGTAGGAAGATTTGAACAATAAAAAACGCCCTATTCTGCTGCAACAGAATAGAGCGTTACCACCAGCCGGAGCCGATGGGCACAAAAAGGCATCATTATTGTACCATCCAACCGGTTTAAAATCAAGTCCACATGGAGGTACAGTATGGCAAAAACAAAATCAAAGAGCAACGGCGAAGGCACGATCTATTACGTCGCCAGTAAGAAGCTGTGGGCCGGACAGTATACCACCGGCGTCACAGCTGACGGAAAGCTGCGGCGCAAAACGGTCTATGGCAAAACCCAAAAAGCCGTCAAGGAAAAGATCAATACAATCATCGCGGAATTACATAGCGGTACCCTTACTCAAAGCGACAACATCACGCTGGAAGAAATGATCGCGAAGAACCTACAGGCCAAGATTGATCTGAATCTTGTCGGTGAATCGAGTGCCATGCGTAACCAATGCACATTAAACAAGATATCGGATCATTCTATTTCCAGATTGCCCATCCGCAAGATCAGAGAATCTGATCTCCAAGAGTATTTCAGCACATTGACGGAGTCATCTAATTCCGTCATCAGCAAGGTGTATACTCTCATAAACCGTGCTTTTCAACGCGCCGTCAAAGAACATATCATTTCCTACAATCCTTTGGATAATAATCCCTACCTGCAAAAACCAAAATCAAAAAAGCAAACCAAGAAAGTGAGCGCTTTGACGATCGATCAGCAGCGCCGATTTGTCAAGGTTCTCCACGACCACAAAATTGGGTATCACACGCAAATGCTCCTGTCGCTCTATACGGGTCTTAGGATGGGCGAGATCAACGCATTAGGGATAGATGATGGGATTGATATGAAACGCCGTATAATCCACGTCAAGCGTACAATAACGCGCGTCAAAGGGTACGAAGCTGTTATAGGAGATACAACCAAGACTTACGCCGGGCTCCGCGATCTGCAAATGAATGATGTTGTTTATGATCTCCTTAAAATTTATCTGGATACCGAATACCAAGAGAACCCCCTCGGCTTGCTCTTTTACAATTTTAAGACTAATAAAGTGATCAATTCCTCGCAGGTCAACATGCAGTTTAAACGAACCTGTGATAAGTATGGCATCCTCTCCTACTCTGAATGTAATCAGCACATGCTCCGGCACACTTTCGCTACCCGTTGCATCGAATCCGGGATGAGCGCCAAGGTGCTGCAAAAAATTTTAGGACATGCCGATATCCAAACGACGTTAAATACTTACTGTGACGTATTTGAGGAGTACGAAAAGGATTCCAGCGATAAGGCGTTTGAGTATTTGAAAAATCTTGGTCTGACCTATGCGGTTTAG